TAACGTAGACATAACATTGTTTTCAGCATCTGCTGGGACTACTAGCCAACCTAGTTCTCACAGGGGTGCGATTACTGGGATCGCTCATTGTTGGGGGTATACCAGCAGCAGTTCTATTATGTTCGATGAAGATAGTTATTTTTTGTTTACTAACAGTACACCTATAGATCGTCTTTGGGTTACTGCATCATCTACAAGTACTAGCATAGATACAGGGCAAATAGAGTATTATGCAGACCCAGGGATGCCAGCAGCATGAGTTACAAGATTAATGGAACAACAGTACTGTCTGGAACTACTATGACTAACATAGCAGGTATTGATGGACAAGCTATTGCTGGGTTTAGGCACACATATGGGAATGGCCCTTGGACTACTGTTCATAGTATAACTCTTGCAAGTAGTGCGCTCTATATAGACATTCCAGTGCACCAAACTGCTATTGCAAGTGAAGGTAGTATTTTTCCTGCAATAAAATTAAGATTTAATCGTGTGAGAACTACCTCTAGTGCTAATGATGTTGTTGGTATTAGAGTTACTACTGGTGATGCTTCAAGTAGCACTCTTATTACTTCTGGATATAACTATTTTCATACGGGAGGTTCGTGGTCTTCAGGTTATACAGGCAATCTTTATAATAGTAATTTTAGTTATTTAAGGCTTACGGGAGGTTACGGCAACGGTTCGCAAGCAACATTAGGCCATTCTGGAGAATATTATATATTTCATAATCCAGATTTTGCAAGTGGTGCTGGTGACCTTATGGTTATTGGTGAAAGTGTAACAACAATAGCCACAAGTAGCTTTCCAGGTCAGGTTGTAAATTGGTGTCATTTTGGCGGTGGTCATGTTGGTATTAACGGTGCAAACCTTTACAAACTAAGAATTTATCCAGCGGTAAATAGTGGTAATGCATTTAGTATAGGATCGCAGTTTTCTTTGTCTTATTGTTTTGATAACAATCTTAAAGAGTTAGAGCAGAGCGGAGCATAACAATGGCGTATTCAGCAACTAATTCAGGAGCAAATTCTCAAACTACAGTTCTTATAGATGACAACAGACTTTTAAGAAACTTTAGGGAGTTTTCAGGTTCAGATAGTGCGGTAGGGAATACTAGCACTACTAGTTTAAATAATACGTGGATACGTTGTGACCACAGAAATTTTGATAGTTCATCAGATTTTAATTCGGTAGATTTGTTTTCGGATGACTATTCTGCCGATTACAAAAAACATGTAGTTGTTTTTAATTCAGTAGTTCCAGAAAGTACAGGTGGTGTTTATACTGGTATGCGTCTTTGGATACATGAAACATTTAATAGCACTAACTATCAAATTAGTGCATCAAATACTTATCAACACTGTGCTCGCCGTTCAAGTAACTATGTTACTCGCACTACGTCAAATTGGGCACCTATATCGTATTGGTACAACTATCCTAACAATGGGCATGGTCAGTCAAATGGATATATAGAATTTTGGACAGACCGCAGCACTAAATTTAATGTTTATCAAGGAGTTACAGCAAACTATCAAAACACTTCGTACTGTAATTTTTATACTTTTCGTGGTTATGTTCAAGACGAAAGAAGATTTGCGGGTATTAGATTTCTAGCTAACTCAGGTAATTTTAGAAGAAACCAAGGCGGTTCAGCCACTCTTTATCGCCAAATATAGGAAAAGAAAATGTCAAACCAAAATGTAGAATTAAAAATATTAATGCCTAATGGAGAAATACTTCCTTACACAGAAGAAAATTATGCAGCAACATTTCCTACAGCAGAAGAAATAGCAGATGAAATGAATAGACGTAGACGGGATGATGAATTTATGCAAACAGATATGTATGCTTTATCTGATCGTGTTATGAGTGCGGAAATGATAGCTTATCGCCAAGCCTTACGTGACATAACAGCGCATGAAAATTGGCCCGAATTAAATGAAGAGGACTGGCCTGTAAGACCAGAAAACTAATATGCTAGGCTTTAGTGCAGTATCAGAAGTACCTTTTTCTCAAGCCACTACATCAGTAGCTGCTAATGCTTTTGCTATCGCAGTAGCAACTACAGGATTTGTAGGTACTCTAGGGTTTAATGCCGATGCCAATAATACTTTAAACGCTACATCCGCTTTATTTAGTTTAGCTATAGAGTTTGATGCAGAAGCAGCTACTGAAGTTGTAAGTGTATTAAGTACACTAACTCTTAATGATCTTGTAACTACTGGCGATGCTAATACCCCAGAAAGATCAATAAGTGCAGCACTCGTAAATGCCGACTTAGATTTTGAAGCTATAGCTAATACTACGTCACCTGCTATAGCTGCTTCATTTTCTACTAACGAATTAAATTTTAATGCAGATGCTAACAATACGGTTGTTGCATTAAGTGCAGACATACAAATTCCTGCAAACTTAGAGCCTGCGGCAAATGCTAATAAAACATTAGATGCAACATCTGCAAATTTAAATATTGCAGACTTAGATTTTAATGCTGACGCAAATCTAACTATACCTTTTGTGTCAAGCAGTTTAGGTATAGAAGAATTAAATTTTATAGCAACAGCAAACCATACTGTAGCTGCTATTTCCCTTAGTATAGAAATCGCAGATGTTGATCCTGTTTCAGCTACAGGAGAGGCAAACGTAACCTTCCAAGGTAACTTACTAGACTTACAACAAACGGATGAAGTAACAGCTACAGGTGTTATATTTGATTTTACACCGTTTGCAGATGCCTATGATAGAGGTAGAACTGTTTACGTTGTAGCATATGATGCTAACACAACAGTACATATTACACCAGAAAACAGAACAGTTTATATTGAGAAATTAGACGGAAGCAATACTGTCTATATAGCAGCATAAGGACTAAACATGTCTTATAAATGGCCTGATAAAGACCCCGACGAAACAGTAGACTACAGCATTGATTGGTCTAGATTTTTAGGTAGCGATACAGTTAGTTCGGCTACTTGGTTTGTTGATGATGCAGATGGGGTAAAAACACAAGCAGAAGATAATACACCTATTAATGGGTTAGGGGTTTTGTTTGCTGGTACGACAATTAGTAGCGGTGGTAAAGTAACTACTGTTAGATTAGCTTCAGGTACTAATAATGTTAGGTATCGTATTACTTGTCAGATTAATACAACAAATTCACTTATATACGAACGTTCAGTATTTTTAAGAATTAAGGAAAAATAATATGGCTTATAATTTTATTGGACTAGTAAACGACATTAACCGCCGTCTTAATGAAGTAGAAGTTACTGTTGCTGATTTTCCTACAGTAACAGGTTTTTATAGTTTTGCTAAAGATGCTGTTAATAGTTCTATTCGCCATATACAACAAGAAGAATATAATTGGCCTTGGAATCATGTAGAAACTTCTGAAATACTAACATCAGGTACAGCACGATACAGTATGCCATATGATTCCAAGTCTATTGATATGAATACGTTTAGAATAAAACGTGACACAACTTTAAATGTACAAACACGCAAATTAAAAATACTTCAGTATGAAGAATACCTTGACAAATATGCAGATTCTGAGTATAACAATAACACAAGTATAAGAGCAGTTCCTAGTCACGTAATACGTGCACCAAGTAGAGAATTGTTATTCTATCCTACTCCCAACAAAGCATATGAGGTAGTATACGAATACTATAGAACTTCTTATGACCTAGAGTTACATGATGATGTACCTAGTATACCAGAACAGTATAGATATGCTATTATAGATGGTGCATTATATTTTGCATATCAATTTCGTGGAGATACTCAAGCTGCGCAGATGGCATTTACTAAATTTGAACAAAGCATAAAACACTTGCGTAGTATTCATATTAATAGAACACAATACATTAGAGATACACGAATACATCAATCTACAATCACAAATGGATTTTAATAAAAATGGCTACACAATGGCAAACATTTCCTATAGAGTATCGTGGTGGCCTAATATCTAATATGTCTGCACTTCAACAGGGTGCTAATGCTGTTGGGTCTGCTACTATTCTTCAAAACTTTGAGCCTAATAAAGAGGGTGGATACTCTAAAATATTAGGGTATGAAAAATTTTCTACTAGTGCTTTATCTGGTAGCGGTAACATATTAGGTATTAAAGTTGCAGATAGTGGAAATGTTATTGCAGCTAGACAAAATGCAAGTAATGTAACAGAGTACTATTACAGTACGGGTGGAGCATGGACAAGTATTAGTGCGGCAACTGCTTTAGGTAATAACATAAGGCATACTGAAGTAAACTTTAATGGAACTAGAAAATTTATATTTGTTGACAGTGTAAATTATCCTGTTATAATTCAGTATCCTATAGATTCTATTACACCTAGTAATAGTTTTACAGAGTTTACATCTGCTATTAGTTCTGATTTAGAGGGTGCTACACATGTTGTGCGTTTTAAAACAACTGTTTTCTTTGCTAAAAATAGTAATCTCTATTATAGTGCGGTATCTAACGAATCAGACTTTAGTGCCGCAAGTGGGGCGGGTAGCATAAATGTTGGAGAAGAAATTACAGGACTTACAGTTTTTCGTGAGCAGCTAATTATATTTACAAAAAATACTGTACAAAGAATTACAGGTAGTAGCTTTGCTAACTGGGAACTTCAACCGATTACAGAAAGCATAGGCTGTGTTGATGGAGATACTGTACAGGAAGTCGGCGGTGATATTATGTATCTTGCCGATGACGGTATTAGACTATTAAGTGCTACAGATCGTATTGGTGACTTTGCTTTGGGATTGCCATCAGATATAATCGCAAAAGACGCATCAGAATTTGTTAGTTCCACTAATCAGTTTGCTTCTATAACTATTAGAAAAAAGGCACAGTACAGAATATTTAGTTTTATTGAAAGTCAACAGACAGGCGGTGCGCAAGGATTACTAGTTACAAAGTTTATAGCACAGGGTTCTTCTGGATTAGCTTGGGGTAAAACTAAAGGGATAAAAGTAAATGTAATTGATTCTGATTACACGTCTACAGTAGAGACAATTTGTTTTGGTAATACAGATGGGTATGTATACAAGCTAGATACTGGTAGTAGTTTTGATGGCAGTAACATTGAAGCTATTTATGAGTCTCCGTTTATGCCCATTACAGACCCACAAATACGTAAAACTTTTTATAAACATACACTATACCTTGAGCCTTTAGGTACTACAAATTTTACAGTAGGTCTTAAATTTGATTTTGACAGAATACCTGCTAACGGTGTCCTTCAACCTGCTACACAAACTATTACATCTACAGGTTCTGCAGTATCTTTTTACGGTAATCCTTCTTATGTGTATGCTAGAACAGAAAGTTTTACAGCTACAGCATCGCAAACAGCTTTTGTAATACAGGATGTAGCATATACGGTTGGAACAAACATAGACAAAGTATATTTAACTATTAATGGTGTTGCAAGCGAAGCATTTTCAGTTGCAAGTGTAGCTGATGGTATCAACTATGATATAACAATAACGCTAGATACTGGAGCAACAGAAGATGATGTAATATTTATTGCTCTCATACCACCATCTGTAACAAAACTTAGTTACTTTGGTGGTGAGCTAGATAAAATATATAATACAAATGTGATAGGGTCAGGTAAAACTGTAGCTCTTCGTATTACAGATGATTCTACAAACCCTTCATTTACATTGGACACATCTATTTTAGAGTTTAGGCAAAACGATAGACAGTAAGGAACCTTAACATGGGTAATAGCTATACAAGACAAGCGGGTGCTTCTAATATTGCTAACGGTAATATTATTGACGCTACAGATTTAAATTCTGAATTTGACGCATTAGATTCTGCGTTTAATTCTTCGACGGGTCACACACACGATGGCTCTGGAAATGGAGCACCTATTGTAAAAACAGGCCCAGGATTAGAATTTATTTTTAACGCTGGAAATGTAACACCAAAAACTTCTGGAACAAACTTAGACATTGGTACTTCTTCTCTCAAGTTTAATAATGCTAACTTT